CCCCCCGCACCCCCGACGGCGACCCCATCGCCGCACTCCGCCACGAGCGCGTCCACCTCGCGCTCCACGCCCATCTCGGCGACATCATCCCCCGATGGTTCGACGAGGGCTACGCCACCTGGGCCGCGGGCGAGTGGGACGAGGGCACCGGCTGGGAGATCCGCCTCGCCCTCCTCCGCGGCGCCGCGCCGCCGCTCGATTCCCTCACCCTGGACTGGCCCGCGCGCGCCTCCGACGCGCGGCTCGCCTATCTCCTCTCCGCCAGCGCCGTGCGCTTCCTCTCCGAGCGCGGCGGCGAGCGCGGTCTCGCGGCCTTCTTCAACGCCTGGCGCGCGTCCGGGAGCTTCGACTCCGCGCTCCGCACCGTCTACCTGACCACCCCCGCCACCTTCGAGGCGCAGTGGCGCGCGATGGTGAAGCGCCGCTACGGCTGGCTCCTCGCCATCAGCCAGGTGGGCGTCTTCTGGGTCGTCCTCACCGGCCTCGTCCTCCTCCTCGGCATCGCCCGCCGCCGCCGCGACCGCCAGACGCTCGCGCGCATGGAGGCCGAGGAGAGGGCCGAGGACGCGGCGCGCGCGGAGGCGGGGGAGGAGGGGTCCGGAGCGGGAGGTGAGGGGGAGCGCGGGGCGGGACCGGCAGAGCCGTGGGCGGAGGGCGACGGGGAGTGGCGGGAGGGGGGCGGGGGCGGGGAGGAGTGGCGGGGGGGCGGGGTTGACGACCCCTGGCGCCCGGAGTAGCTTCCCGCCATGCCAAAAGCCACCGCCACAACCGCAGAACCGCGCGAGGGCGCGCTCCGCTTCTCCCTCCTCAACTGGGCGCTCCTAGCGGCGGGAGTCGTCGCCGTGGTGCTCGGCTTCCTCGCGCTCGCGCAGGGGTCGACGGTGGCGGCGCCGCTGCTGCTCGTGCTCGGCTACGTCGTCCTCGTACCGCTGGGGATCATCCTGTAGTCAGTCTAGATCCGGGCGCTTAGCTCAGCTGGTTCAGAGCACCGGTTTTACACGCCCTCTGAGCCCTTCGGCAGTTTCGCAAAAAGTCAGTAAGTATGCGGGTTTTTACGGAAGGGGTGCGAACGGCGAAGGGGCTGTTTCGCACCCTTTCTGCAACCCAACATGCACACTAACATGCACACTTTTTGGACGCGAACGGGGCACCTTGCGGGGCCCCGCTCTCATATCCCGCCCCTATGCGTAACGGCTTACGCGAGCAACCTGCGAATCGCCTCGGGCCATCCTTCACTATGAACAATGCGCTCTTTCTGGCGGTTTTCTGCTAGGATCTGCCCCTTGCTTAGCTGTGATAGTTCTTCCCACTCTTCCTCAAACACATAAGTAGCGTTGCCATAACGGGTACTTTCACAGACATAGAGGTTCTTCTTAGGGAAACCTAGAATCACATAACCTGTAAATCCCCCGTGCCCAACCGCCGCAAACTCGGGTTCATAATCATTGACTGTTTCCAGCCGGCGCGACGCAACCGGCCGATTCCCTTTCTTCGCTTGCTCAATTGCTGGCGCCAACGCCCGCCGAAGATCCGCCCATGGATGACGGCCAGGAGGGAGAACGTGCCAATTAAGCCGACGGAGCGGGGCTCGAATCACCGGCGCAAGGTCATCGGTGAATACATGACACTCCCCGAACAACTCCAAACATAGATTGATCGCGTGGAGGAGCAAGCCAGCGTTCGCATCATCATAAGGAATCGAGTCAGTAACAACCAATTGATTGCCCGCCGTATCACGGACAATTTCGAGTTCTATACTTGGCGGCGGTACTTGGTCGCGCGGGTAGCGTTTGTAGGTAATGAAACGGAAGTCAGACCGCTCAACTTGGTCCTTCCCGTGGTACTCTGTCCAATGCCATTCGATCATACGCGAAGCATACTCCATTTCGAGGTCGCGTCGCCTCACCGGCTTCCCTTCCGCGTTGAACCGGGATACAGGTCCGAGGTGGCCCGGCAGCACACGCTCCCCATCGTTCAAATTGGGCGAGAACCCTGCGCGTTCGAGGTTGGACCGATGGTGTTCGATGCCATTCGTCCCTAACCGAAGTTCCTTTCCTTTGTAATCGTTTGGTAGGTGCCGATCGAGGTTACGAATCCTTCGCTGCTGAATCAGCATCGAGTGCTCCGCGAAAAATGAAGGCCGAACCGCTGGATTAATAGAGGTTAGGCGGCTATTCTGATAAGTCAAGTGTGCCGATTTGGGAGGGGGATTAGCAGTTCGTCGTCTGATTCTCTCGGATGTGGTGACAACATGAAAGCGGGAGCCCCGAAAGGCTCCCGCTTAATTATTCTGGTCATCACAACGTCCCGCGTAGGCTTACCAAACCGCCACGATCCCGGATGCCGCCGTTCCCGTCGCGTGGACGCGAGTTACCCGGATGGGGTGCCATCCCCCGAGAAGATTGGGGAAGGTCAGTGTCTGCCCCCCGAGCATCGTTACGGTAAGGTCGCCAGCGGTACCGATCCAGAGAGCACGCGAAGCGTCGGTAAGGTCCGCGTTATCATCGGGCGTCACGAGAACGGCGTTACTCGCCGGGGATTCGAGGCCGGGGGCGAAGTTACGAAACTGGTCTGCCATGATTCAACTTTAGATTAGTAGAATTTGCGGCGGGATAGCGTTGGGGTGCGCGAGTTGAGGGGAATCGCCTTCCGTAGGGCTCCCGTAATCCCCTGAAGCGCATAATCCCGGATTTCTTCCGGGCTCACCGACCCGGTAACATTGAAACTCATCTCAACGTTAACATCCCCGTACCGCGTCACCGTCCAGCCGCCGCCGCCGGCTCCGTAGACTGGGTTATAACTGGGAACCGAGAAGTTCGCGGGGAGGTTGAGCCACCGATTTTCCGGGTGGAGGAGGGCGTCCGTCTGTTGCTCAATGACCGTGATCGTTTCCTTCTGGGCGCGCTCGATTGCGTTCAAACTATGCACGATCGGCGGGGCCGCATCCTTCCCCTTCGAGAAAAGCCCCCCAAGCAAGCTCCCCAGAATTCCGCCCACGGCGGGGAGGATCATGTTTCCGAGTATCCCCGCGACGTTCAGCATATCTGATGCGAGGGTTCCCAACTTGGTACCAATGTCGCTTAGCGGCCCACCTTCGGCACCAGGGAGGAATTGGGAGAGCGAGTTTGTCAGGTCGAGGATATGCTGTTGCTTCGTCAGGGACTCACCTACGGCCTGAAGCTCGGTTCGCCTCGCCTTCGTGATTTCCTTCCGGGTCGCAAGCTCTCTGAGGCCGGCCTGATACTCCTGCTCCGTAATCTCGCCGGCCTGCCTCTGGGCCTCTAACTTCTGCTGCTCAATCGCGAGTAACTGAAGCTGGTGGTCCTCTTCGAGAGATAGCCGGTCGTCGTCGGTTCCGGTGAGTGAGATAGACTTCAGCGCGACTTCGTTCCGTAGGTCTTCCCACTCGGTCGCCAGTCCATCCCAATACTCAAGCGCCGTCTTCTTACCCGCGTCCGTCGCATCCCCGCCGGAAGGGTTATTCGTCGTCGGTAGGGAGGTATCCAGGGCTGGGAGCGAGCCGTTTTTGATGTTCTTGACCGCTGCATCATACTCCGCGTTCGCCCGGTGGATGATATCCAGGGCAGCGGAGAAGTTGCCGATCATGGCTTGCCCGGCAGCTTTGGACCACTGGACCCAGAGCTTTAGATCCTGCGAGAAGATTTGCCATCCCTTCGCGCTCTGCTCCACCGTCTTCGCGAGCACGGAAAGGAGCGGAAGGATTGCCACGACTGCGGGTTGAAGAGCTTTCCCGATCGCGGCTTGTGTCTTCTCAATCCCTTGTGTGAGTAGGTATTGCTGCCCCTGACTCGTCTGCAACCACTTCTGATACTCGCCGCGCACCTTCGCGCCATCCGTCATAGCCGCGTTGAGTAGCGCTTGTGCCTTCTGCTGATCGGTGAGTTTCCCCGCCGTGGTGCCAATCTGCTTCGCCCATTCGGCGTACAGAACCGAAGGGTTCTTGTTGAAGAGGGCGTCGGTTCCCTCATCGATTCCTAGAATCGACTGCTTGACCTTTGCCAGCGTCTCGGACGCGGTGAGGCCGCGAGCCGCACCGATATCTAGGAAGGCTTCGAGGCCAGCGCTCGTCTTGCCAAGATCCCCCGCTTTCGATGCGAGCTTAGAAAGCTCGATCGTGAACGAGTTCGCGGAGATTTGGCTAAGTTGGAACTGATCCTGCGCGCTCTTCGAGGTCGATTGCAGAAAGGAGAGAGCGGTTCCGGTGAGTTTGGCGGTTGCGGCGAGCTGGCGTTGCGCGTTGTCGTACTCGTTGGCGGTATCGACGGCTGCTCTGATTTCAGCGCTCAAAGCTCCCAGGGTGATGAACTGCGCAACGGTGCTTCTCTCGAATTTCTTAATAGACTGAGAGAAGGTCGTTAGCTTCTTCCGCGCGTCGTTCAGGCCCCGCGTATAGTCGCTCGTCTCCGCTGAAAGCTGGACGCGGAGCTTTCCAAGTAAGTTCATTTCCGCCTGATACTTTCCGCCCGTTGGGCGAGGTCGCGCTTGTACTGCTCGTCATGCTCCCACCGGTAGAACCCCATCCAAAGGCCCAACTCCCGGCTATCCGCGTTCGCGAAGAGCTGTTTCAGTGTCATGCCTAATTCGCGGGCAAGCCCCATGTAGAACCGAAGGAGGGGACTGCCCGCAACTAGTTTTTTGCTTCGTCGATGGAGTCGGAGGTAAGGCGGTTGAAGCGGAGGGCGGCGGCCATGATCTTTTCAAGGGCAGTCCCGGCCTTGCTCGACAACTTCTCCACATCCTTCGCCGTGAAGAGCCGCTTCCCGTCCTGATCCACTGCACAGAGGGCCACGAGTCCGGCGCGGGTATGCGTGCCGGCGCTCAACATCCGGTCCAACTCGTCGCGCTCGGACCCGGTGAGGACGCGAACCCAAACGCTCCCGCCCCACTCTGGAATGGGGACTTCCTCGCTCGGAAGGTCGTCAATTGCAAAAATCTGATCGCGTGTAAGCATTACTCCTCCGTCGTGAGGCGCTGAAGCTCGCCGTTCCCGGTGAGGTCGAGACTCCCCGCATGCTTATCCCCGAACGAGCCGGAAACCGGATCGAACTTCACAATGACTGCCTCACCGACCCAACTTGGATTGGTGGCGGAACGGGCGGCAGAGGTGGCGCGCACTTCAACCGAAACCGGGAGAGCGGCAGTATACGCGGAGAAGATCGCCGTGATATCGTCCTCTCGGCAGTTGAAGTCAAGCGATAGACTCCACTCAAACGCTCCCGCCTGATTTCCCCGCCAGGGGTTCCCCATTTCAGAGATTTCCACCGTATCCGCGCTGGTGGAGAGGGCGAGGCCGGTTACGGGACCGGAGAAGATCGCGGTTGGCTCCGCGTCCGTCGTCGTGATTGCAACGAAGCAATCGGTGAGCACCTGACTCATGCTGATTCCTCAACAAAAATTGTGTAGTCCTGCACGACGCGCCTTACGTCGGCATCCATTTCGTAGGTGTCCAGCTCGTTATCTAGGAGAACGTCCAGAACCTGAATTCCGCCGCTCTCGCCCTTGAACCGGTTGAGCCTTGTTAGTACTTCCCCCGCCAACGTTCGCGCGTCGGCGTACGTCCTTCCCCAACTATTGACCTGCACCCGGACCCGAACTAGCGGGCCATCGCTCCCCATCGCATGGGTTCGGGTCGCTGAAATCTGCTGGAAGCTGATCGCCGGATACGCGGGGTTCTGCGGTAGGACCAACGAGTACACGCGATCCTCCGCGCCCGTCTCGCCAAAGAGCCGGTCGAATACGGCCTTATACGTCACGAGAGGAACCCCTTGAGCGCTTCGCGGAGCACGTCCCGAACGGCTTCTGCGGCCTCATCCTTCTTCCCTTCCAGCGCGGGCCGAAGGAATGGGTGAGCGGGCATGTGCTCCGTCCCAAGCTCCTGAAGAGCCCCGTACCACTCGTCCTTTCCCGGACCGACGTTGATTTGCGCGCGCCCCTGCTGGAGCTTGCCCGGCTGAACCGTGATCCCGTCAGCGAGGGCTCCCGTATCGCGCGGGGCGAGGCGCTTCGCCTCCTCAGCGATAACTTGGGCTCCGGCATCCGCCGCCCTCGCCAGCGTCAACCCCGTCGCGCGGCCCGACACCTGACGAAGTGCCCGGTCCAGGTCTTCCGCACCTTCGAGCGTGACAAGGTGGTTTTTGCGTCGTCTAGCCATGCCGCACCGTCATGAGAATGAGTTCAACCCGCCGCCCGTCCGGGTCCTGTACGCTCTCGATGTTGTAGAGCACGCCATCGGAGTTGATCCGCATTTTCGGCGTTACACCGTCCAAATACCGAAGCCGGAAGCGGGTCGTTACCTCCGCCGTGGTCTGCTGCGCGGCGAAGAACTCCCGCCCGGCTAGATCCTCTTTCGCGGCCCACACTTCCGCGAAGGTGGTCCACGTCTCTACTTCCTCGCCGAAGACGTTCGCCACGGTTGCGGCCTCAATCGTGATCCGGTGGCGTAGCTTTCCCGCTCGCATTACCAGGCCCGGAAAGGAAAGAGGAGCCGGTCAACGGCGGGATTGTCGTTCAGCTTCACGGGGCCGGAAGACTCCCTGTTTTCGTAGAGGCCAGCGACTAACAAGAGAATTGCGGCCCGGATGGAGTACGGGGTTTCCCCGGTCGGATAGCCGGCGACGAAGCGCACCGTTACCGCGCTCGGAACGTCTCGCGTCAGGGGCCAGCCCGACCGATAGGCCGGGAGAATTCGCCCGCCGGGGATATCCGTCTGATAGCCGGCTAGCTCCTTTTCCGTCCCGTCCGTGGCGACGTAGGTAACGCTCTCCACACCCTGAAGCGGGGGATACGGAAGCTCGATTGCACCAGCGGGGAAACAGCCTAGAAGCAAGTCAAAGGTTGCCGGGCCGAGTTGCCGGCGGGTTGCGACCTGTACGGCTTCCGTCGCGGCGGAAATGAGCGAGCCGATATAGGTATCCTCCGCCGTTCCGGTTACCCGAAGATGTTCCTTTGCTTCTTCGAGCGAGACGGGATTTGCGAGGGGAGGGGTAACGAGTTTCAGCATGATCCGAAAGCTACCGGGGGAGCGCCAACAGGGATTGAATCAAGAGGGGGTCGGTTGTGTTGACGCCCCCCGGTAACTTCCTTACGAAGCCTTATTCTTGAACGCCTGAACGGGATGGGTTCCCGCGTCGATGACGCGGCCATCGTGGCGCGAGAGGCCCACAAAGGCGACCTGACCAACATCCGCATACCGTTCCGCGAGTCGAAGAATCTGCACGTCCTGCACGTCCCGAATTGCATACCCCGCGTTGAAGTCACCGAAAAGGATGGACTTCGCGGAGGCCGTGGCAAGGGCCGGCATATCGTTATTCACGACGTACTTATAGCCGAGAATCGTACCCTCAATCCCGCTCGCGAGCGACTGAGCGTCAGACCAGAAGAGCGGGCGCCCGCCATCGTCCTTAAGCTTCCTGATCGCGGCGAGCGTCTGATCGTGGAGCATGAACACGCCGTTCTGGCGGTAAGCCGCGTCCACACTATGAATCAGGGTTACAATCTCATCGTACGTGACATTACCGAGGGTGGTGCTCGTGAGGCCCACGTTCGCGGCGGTGACGATGCCCTGCGGCGCAGTAGTCCCGTTCCCACTGGTGAAATCCGCGTTGGTGCCGCGAGCAATCCGAGTCCCAAGCGCACCCCCGACAACCTCACCGACGTTGACGCTCGAATCCTGTAGAAGCTCGAAGGGCACCAGAACAATCCCGGTGCTGTACTTCCATGCCTTAAAGGTCGTCTGCCCAAAGGTGAGACTCGCGGTTCCGAGGGTGGTGTTCTCGCCCACGATTGACGCCACGTTCGCGGTATCGTCCAGAAGCGGCATAGGAAGATCGGCACCCGTAGAAGTGCGAATCACGCGCGCCACGTTCCGCATTCCGCCGAACTGCTTTAGGGCCGTCTCAAGTGCCGTCATCGGCTCATCGGCAACCGTGTACCCGCCAGCGGAAGCCGTTCCGACACTCTGAGCGCGCAACTCGAAGTGAAGGCCGGCCTGACCGGGGTTGAACTCGCCGAGAAGGTAGCTACGGAGCTGGGAATCTCCGCTTCCCGTCGTGCGCGTGATCGTGGTGCGCCGGCCCTGACTCTCGCTAAGCGCCCGCTCCTCCGCGTCAAGCCGCTCCATCCGCTCAATCTGCGAACGGAGGGCATCCGCCTCGCCCATGAAGCCATCCCACTGGCGCGACTCGTCCTCATTCATCGTGCGGCCCTCGCCCTCAACCGCCGTAAGAACCGCGCGGGCCTGCTCGACGGCGCGTGCGCGCTTCTCTCTAAGTGCCTGAATACTCATCGTTTCCTTACGATTTGACTGGTTAACTTACTCGTTTTCGGCCAACTCTAGCCGCAACCGCCGAAGGGTATGGCGGATGTTCTCGTTTCGAGCGTCTTCGAGTGCCCGAACGGAGATACTCGTTTCCGGGTACGCCGGATCGACGACGACAGAGACTTCCTTCAGCTCCACCGAACGAAGCGTCCGGAGGGGCGGGGTTTGGTTGAGGTCCATCGATGCGCCGTTAGCGTAGGGGCGAAAGCGGAAGCTCATGCCCCGGATATCTCCGCGCCTAACCAATTCGGTTAGGTCCCGTCCTACGCTCGTGTTCGGCGGGTCGATTTCGACTTTCAAGCCGTACTCGTCTGGCGTGATTCGCAGCGTGCCCGCCGTGGTCCGTCCGAGAACCTTCGTGGAATCGTGCTCAGCAAGGGCGAGGATATCCGGATTCTCTTCTAGCGTCCGGTCGAAGGCGCCGGGAAGGATGATTTCGCGGAAGCCGCCAAGATCATGGGAGGGGGAGTTGTACCGCGCAGCGTAGCCAACAAGCTTGCCTTCATCCGTGGCCCTCAGCTCCGTTGTGGAGCGGATTTCGTAACTCATACGGCGTTCCCTTCGTCCGGCTTCTGGCCAAGTGGCGTCATATTCAGCGGAACGAAACGAGTATCGCCGCCCTCAATCCGGTTCAGGTTCTCCCGCTCCCGAATCTCGTTGATGGAGTAAACCCCAAGATTTGCCATCGCGGAATACCAAGCCGCCCGCGCTTCGCTATTCCCCCGAAGGAGTCCTTCAAGGACGAATTCAGCGAAGTGCGAGGGGGCTAGAAGCTTGTAGTTCAGCTCCTGTTCAATTCGGCGGGTCCACGGCTCGATACAGTGCGTAACGTACTGTATCCCTTGCTCTTCGATGTTTGAGAAGGTAGCCCGCTCAAGATCGGCGATAAGGTGGGGCGGGATAAGGAAAAGCCGGGCGATTTCGGAAACCTGGAACTTGCGGGTTTCGAGAAACTGAGCCGCTTCGGGCGGAACGGCAAGTGGGGTCCAGGTTACTCCCTCCTGAAGAATCGCGATCCTCTGGGCATTGCTGAGCCCCGCCTGTTGCTTATTCCAGCTCGCCCGAAGGCCGTCTTCCCCTTCCTTCCCGATCTTCGCCGGGTGCGTCAAGATCCCGCTTGGGTGCGTACCGTGGCCGAAGAAGGATGAACCGAACTCCTCCGTTGCCTTCCCAAGCCCGATTGCGTTTCGGGCTACCTGAACGGGGATTAAGCCGTTGCATCCGTCCAGCGAGAAGCCGGGGATATGGAGTACGTTGTCGGCGGGGAGAACGGTTTCCTCCGCGTTCACCCGGACCACATAGAGCCGGTCGGCTCCTACTCGCTCAATCCGAACGTTCGCCGGGTGAAGGGGCCAGAGGGCGACCGGTTCGCCCTTCCCGTTCCGCTCAATTTCCGAGTACGCCGCACCCCAAAGGAGAAGGTGCGCCATCATGGTTTCCCGCCAGACGAACGAACTCTGTTCCGGGTTGGGGCGGTCATGGAGGAGCCGGTAAACCGGATGCTCCGGCGCGCGGTCCTTCCCGGCGGGAGTGCGCTTGTAGACGGGGAGGGGGAGAGTTGCAATCGTGCTCGAAATCATCCGTACCGCTGCCCACACTGCGGAAAGCTCCAACGAGTTTTCGGGCGTCACGGCAACGCCAGTCGCGGACTTCCGCCCCTCAAACCATTCGGAAAGAGGGGTGCGGGGATTCTCAAGACTGCGATTGAAGAAGGGAGCAAGGAGGCTCAACGAATAATTCTCCGGTATCCGGTATACATCATAAGCAAACCGAGAAGGATCAAAGCGGCGGGGGGATAGACGAGCGCGACACCCCACAGGAGGAAACCAAGCCCACCAAGTACAAGCACATCATCTACATTCGGCATCGTTGTCCTACTCCGTTAAGTCCTTGTCGGGGAGAGGGAAGCGCAGTCCTGAAGCGAAATCCAGCCGTCTCGGATTTTTACCCGAAGGTTCGCCGGATCGTTGTTGAGCTTATTTCCGTCAATGTGGAAGACCTTCTCATTGCGGGCGAGTGGACGACAGAGAAATAGTTCCGCGATTAGCCTGTGTTCCGGCACATACAGCCCGCGCCCGTCCCTCTTCTCGTGAGGAATCCAGATAAGGCGATATCCCTTGTTGATCTTCTCCCCGCCCTTCCAGTCGCGGTGCCGCTCCCCCCGGATGTCCTGACGCTGGATGCCCCGGCACCCGTGGCCGTGAACAAACCGACAAGGCTGTCCTGCAATATGCCCCCGTTTCCGGTTCGTCCTTGCCGCAATCGGGGCGGGCTCGCCGCACCCGCACTCACAAAGAATTAGTCCCATGTTTCGCTTGCGTAGATGCTGATTCCCGTTTCCCCTTCAATAACTCCTGAGAGAGCCATAATCGCAGCAACGGCCCCGTCGATTCGCTCCGTTGACTTGCTCTTGTCCGGTTTGATATTCCCCGCCGGGTCCGTCTTCACCTGAACGTTTCCGACCATCCACGAGAGAATGGCGTTCCCGTCGTGGGCCAGCGTTCGGCCAAGTACGCACCGCTCGAATTCCTTCGTGGGAGGGGAGAGCGAGACGAACCCTTGCCGCATTTCGGCCATGTTGAACCCGTCCTGCTCTGTGAGCTGGGTAACGAGCTGAGTCGCGTTCCACGGGTCGGCGCGGATCTCCTGAATCTTGTACTTGCGTCCCAACTCGTTGATATCCGCTCGAATCCTGTCGTAATCCACCACATTTCCGGGGGTCGCCGTGACGAGTCCTTCCCGCTGCCAAAGGGCATAGGGAACTCGGTCGCGCTTGTCCGATACCTTGCTCTCTGGAATCCAGAAGTAGGAGAGGAAGTACACGCGCCCATTTAGCGGGAAGGCCAGGACGAAGGCCGAAATATCGGTGGTGGTGGAGAGGTCCAGCCCGGCCCAACAGGTTTGCCCGGTAAGGTCTGGGAACTCCGCCCTACAAGCGTTCCAATCGGGCATCCGTAGCCAACGACTTTCAACGGAAGTGCGTTGGTTGAGGTGGAGTCGGCGAAAGGTCCCTTCGTATGACGGCTCAGCTTGCGCCCGCTTACACTCGCGTTCCAGATATTCGCGCTTGACGGATACTCCTAGATTTGGATTGCACTTCGCCCACACTTCGGGATCGGTCCAATCTTCCTCTTCTCCCGCCTCATAAATCACAGGAAGAAACGAGTTATCTTGCAGCGCCCCGTCCCGAACCTTCACCGCGTAATCATGCTTTGAGTTGCAGATAGAGAGGCGGGCAAAATCGGCGGTCGTGATGTAGACGACGAGCGGTTGCCGTCTTGAACCAGTGGCAGTGACTAGAACGTCAACAAGGTCGCTATTCTTGTGCGCGTGTAGCTCATCCACGACGACGAAATGCGCGTTCAGGCCATGAAGGTTGTCGGCATCGCTAGCGAGGGCGCGAAATACGGAATTGGTTTCGGGGAACTCGATAGACTTAAAGGTCTTGTAGAGCTTGGCCCGGCTTGCTAGCTCCGGCTCGCGGGCAACCATTCCCGCCGCGTGCCGATACACGAGCGCCGCCTGATCCCGACTTGCCGCCGCACAGTACAACTGTGAACCCGCCTCGCCATCCGTGTAGGCTGAGAGGAGGAGTAACCCCGCCGCCATCGGACTTTTTCCCGACTTCCGGGGCAGATACAGGAGCGTTTCCCGATACCGCCTTGTCCCATCCGCCCGCTTCCATCCCCACAGTGCCGCAACGATAGCCGCTTGCCAGGGCTCCAAGATGAACGGTTCCCCGGCTCGTTCCCCCTCAATGAACTGCAAGCACTCCTCAAAGAAGGATAGGGCCAGCTCGGCGGATTCCGGGGCGAAGTAATCGGTAGGATCGGCGGTTGCTTCGGAGTCGTAACCGGGGATTAGCGCCAGCAACTCCCGCCACTCTGGATTCACGACGCCGCTCGGAAGAATCGATCTTTCCCCGCCTCCGGTTTCTTCACGGCCACGATACTGGCACGATGCGCGGGGTTGAGGCCGTACACCTTCTCGGCGCGCCTAACCATATCGTCCAACTTCGTCAGCGCGAGCACGTTTCCGCGGGTCGGCTCCTCCTCAACCGCCGTCATGGCGACTTCCCATGCCGCGAAGAGTCGGCAATACCGCTCGAATCCAGGGAGGTCTGCATCACTGAGAATGCCCGTAGAAACGAGAAGCGGGGCCAGCTCGCGCCACACCTTCCGCGCCCGGCCCTTCAATGAGGCGGGGGGCTTGGCGTCGGTTGCAGGGGGCATCTCCGGTTCGTCCTTCCGGGTTGCCGTTCGCCAGCTCCCACGAGCGGCGAGTAGAGCGGTAGGGGTTGGAGGGGGTCCAGGCATATCAACTAATGGATTAGTTATTCTGTGAGAATCAAAAGAAGACTGGGCGGCGGTTTTCCGGCTTCAGGTGCCAGAGATACGGCCCGCCCTTCCCCTCTCGCCGCCGATCCCGCACCAATGGGTATCCGAGCCTTCGCATTTCGGGATCGTCCGTACTAGGGCATCCTGAGGCCAAATAGAGGCAATGAACGAGTTCGAGGAGCGAATGGGTGTCAAGCGTAGTCATTGATCCGCGAGTGACAGGGTTTGCAGAGCGCTTTGCAGTTCGCCGGGTCTAGTTTGCGGTGGGGAGCCACGCGGAGGGGTTCGTCGTGGTGTACTTCAGTCGCAGCGTTGATGCGGCCTCGCTCTTGGCACATAGCACACAAGGGATGAAGAGCGAGGAACCAGAGTCGATAACGCTTCCACTCCGCGTCATAGCCCCGTACGTGAGCGGAGGGCCGATCGTCTTTCCGTTTCTTCTGTTGTCCGACTACGGGTATCCTATTCGGCACGGCTACTCCACTCCTATCCCGTATGTGACAGCCAAGAGCGAGTACCGGGAGCCGTGACTCGTTGCATTCCCCGCCACGGGTGTAGCTCTCCTCTGAGCCCTCACATCATGCTTCGAGCAGAGGCCGGGACTACTCCAGGCGAATTGATTCGCGGGTAACTCACCACACATCCGGCAAGTCCAGTTCACCCCGCCCAAGACAGCTATGCGGTGAATGAGAATGGGTACTTGGGAACGGGGCACTCCCATCTCTGTCGGCGCCATACCGGTAAGGTATCCCCGTATAATCTCCCGCTCTTCATCGTCAAGGAGGGCGAGGAGCCTCCGTAACGTCATGCGGTCAAGAATCTTGCTCTCCATATTGTTCCTCCCTCGTTAAGTCCTGCCTATCGGAGTCGGAGCGCAGTTCGTGAACTTCCCTTCTTCATCTTACATGAGATAACGACAAGTTTTAGGGGTCCACGGACAGAATTACAATTCAATCTCTGATTTCTGTCCGCAACCATCGGAAAGTTGTCCTATACTCTTCGTGTCGCAGTAAGGGCGCTCTGCTCCCGGCATCGGCGAAAGCTCGCTGGTTCATTGAGGTTGTCTTGAGGGAGGAGAAGAAGGAGGCCACTGCGATTCGGGGGAGGGACGGACTACTTAACGGGGGAGCATTGAGGAGAGAGGTAGAGGAGAGAGAGTATTACTAAAAC